CTCGCATGGCTTGATTCTTAGGTTTGACCTCAATTAATTCTACACGCTGCTTTGTACTCTTATCTGCATATGCAATAAAGAAGTCAGGTACGTATATTGTTTGTTTGCCAGTTAGTGGATTGCGATAGGGAATACGTACTGCTTCACTTGCCCACTGAGTTATAGCAGGATGTTCGTCACAAAATTTCATAAAAGTAAATTCCCATCCTGAACGATATGTAGGAGTTTTAGTTCCTATATACTTCTGTGGATTTTTTAGATTGAATTTACCTTGCGCAAATCGAGACATTATACTATAATTTGTCGCTGATCAAAAAGTTGTTTTTCTTCAGGAATTCTGTATCCTAAAGTGCTGACTTTACTTCTATTCAAGTTTAAAATTTGTGCCACAATATTACTAAGCTGAACATCAGTTACACCTTTTAAAGTGTCGATTAATTTAAATACTGTGAGCTGATCTATTTCTGCTTGTTGTAATAAAATACTAGCAGTGTTAACTGCGGCAACTTTATCAAATCCTCGTTTTAGAAAATAGCCAATGACTGCATCAACTTCGCTAGCATTATAGCTAATTTCTTTATTATAATAATTATCAAAAAACTTTTTTGTTAGATCTTCTGATTGCGGTTTTGAATTATCAGATTTTGCTATCATGCCTGAGTTCCTTTTGATGCTTTAATTGCTAGTTGTCCAAATAATGCCGCTTTATTGCTTCCACGAGCAATTTTAGCAGTTAACGTATTTTTTACTTCTTGTTTACCAGTAGCATCTAATGAATTATATGATGCTAATGTTGTGCCTGGTATTGCTCCAGTGTTCAGCGATTTTGCAACATAACTATCCATTGCTGACGGATTTCTATTTAATTCATCTACTATGTCTTCTTTCCTAACAGGCAACGAAACGTTGGTAGATGTTGACTTTGTTGTTGTAGGTGTAGATTGCTGAAGAGGAATAACAATTTGTTCTAAAGCACCTACAGAATTATTGTTTGTGGTTGCTGAAGACGGTGAACTACTTGCACTGTTTGCGGCTCGCGCAATTAATCCACTAGGTACAGTACTATCTCTATTTAATAGTCTAGGTGTAAGAAAATTTGATTCACTTAGTGTTCCGTCTGCATATGCTGCTGGACTAGGCACAACATCGTAAAGTGTTTCTTGGCTTGTAAATGTACTAGGTTCGCCGCCTGCACCAATTTTTCCATTATTATATAATACTGATTCGTATGCAACTGTAATAGAATTTTCCATTAATCCTGCGCCGTCACTATAATCTAAGTCACCGTGACTCCACGCAGATAGCAACGGATTAACTAGTGTATAACTAAACCATTCTTTTCTTGCTAACTGATATATTTTTATATATTCAAAAAATGGTACTTCTTTTTCTGGAACACCTTTTTCAACATTTAAACCATAAGAAGGAACTACTTCTACAAATTTATCTCGAGGATTAAATGCTCTGTTAAGATCATTTTGACTTCCGTCAACATAATACCATTTATAATATTCTTCGAGCATACTACGAGTAGCACCAGTGTTATCATCGTGCAGTCTTATATTAATATCTTGATAATCTAGTCTAGTTTGTATATTTTTTTTGCGATTATATTGTTGTTTATTTTCTATGCTTGCTCTGAAGCTAGGAAGATCTAACGACTTAGCTAATACTCCAATTTCTTTTTGAAATTTTATAGTATTTTGTAATGTTGCATCACCTACTGCTCTATGTGGTTGAAAAACCACATGATATAAGAACTTTGTTTTAGGAGCAAAGGCATGGCCATATTCGCTGAACAACTGATGTGCATGTCTTGCATCACGCAAGTGAACATCTATTCCGGAAGTGTTAATTATATAAGGATCGAGTACGCTCATAGTAATATTTATCTATTAATATTAACTGTGTATATAAAAAAGCGAGAATTGAATTAACAATCCTCGCTTTAATCGAAGCGCCAATCTTAATTAAAAGAATTAGCCGGTAACAGTTGTTCCGCCAACTGATGCATTTGAAGCACGAGATTCTGCAGAACCAATACCAATAAAGTCTTCGTCAGCACCGAATTGGATAGCGTTGTCATAACGAATACTTAGCGTTGTTGTAACTGGTTCATTAGTTGCATACGCAAGTGTGTTATAGTTAGCTGATTCAATATAGCAACCTACCAAGTGGAAGCGATCAATTACGTTTGCTCCGTTAGCGCCGTTGCCACCGTCTAGAATTTCGATTCTAGTTTGGAACTTATAAGTACCACTTGACACTGCGCTCGACTGCTCATAGAAATCAAACTGTCTTTGAATTTGCTGTCCAACAATTTTTTGTACATTGTTGTTTGCATCTTCACGTAGTGTTAATGTGATCGGATCCCATGTGTGCTTACCAGCAAGATATGTTCTTGAGTTGTAAGCGTCAATGGTCATCTGTTCAAATGATAGGTTTGGACGAGTTACGTCTACTACCTGTCTTGAAATTTCTCTAGTACCGTCGGCTGCACCAGTTGTACCAAAGTTATCTAAAAATACTCTAAAGCGATACTGTAGTTTAGGCATCAATAATGATGAGTTACTTCCAGCACCTTCTGTAGGTATCGAAATATTTGTTAATGTTGTGATTGGCATTCTTTTATCTCCTATGCAGTATTTATGCTTAAATGAGTGGAGAATTTTCTCCACTCATTATATGCGCATATTAACCTAGTGCTGCAATTTCTCCAGTGTTCTTAATACGCAATGGAATGTAAATAAATTCAATTGCTTTTACGGGTTCTATTGCAATGTCTAACCATAGCTCATTACGGTCAATTCTTGCTGGTGTGTTGTTTGATTCGTCACACACTGCTAGGAAGTCGTAAAGCGCTCTTAAACCAACTAGTTCTAGCAATAGCGCATCGGCTGCTGCTTTAACTTGATCACGTGTGATCTTATCGTTTGGTTCAAACAAGTATGGTCTTGCAAGCAACTCTAGCTGTCCACGTAAATAAACAGTTAGACGTGCTACGTTGATACGATCTAGCGCACTTGCGTTTCTTGCACGAGTCTTTTGACCAAACACAACTAAACCTGCACCACTAATAAAAGTAATTGGGTTTATGTTGTTGCTATAAAGCGTATCACGCTGTCCGGTGTTTAGTGAAACACTTTGGAATTCGCCTTCGCTTGTGATATAGCCCGAACTTGTTGCATTAGTTACACCACCGCGTCTTGTACCTGCTGGAGCAAACCAGGGGAACGCAACTTGGTCGTTTAGTATAATAGTGCGTAGTGCCATGTGACTTGGTGGAACAACAATGTTGTTACCAGCATTATCGCTAGTGAATCCCCACGGATAATACATAGCCATATACTCGTCGCGGCTTACTGCACCGTCATCGTTATCTTCAACTGCTAGATTAACGTTAGTTGCCCATTCGTTTAAGCTAGTAGCATCTGGTGTTAGTCTTGCTGGTGTGTCACCTACAACAAATGATGTTAAGCGTCTGTCATAGTTTAGTGTGATCATCTCACCAATTAGTTCTGGATAACCTGGGCAAGCCATTAAGTTAAACTGACGACTTTCTTCGTCACGGATATCTTGGTTGCCGTTAACCATTGTTTGTAGTGCCTGTACAACCGTTTTGCGTTGTGCATGACGGCCAAAGCTACCTGAACCATCTTCTTGATTGCCTGAAGCAGTAACCCAGCGGTGTGGATAGTAAAGCGACATTGACTCATCTTCTAAACTTCCACTATTACCAATTACTTGGTAACGAGTGTTGTCTGCTGTGATGTCAACATAGTTACGTACAAATCTCTTAACGTTAAATCCGCTTCTGCGTAGGTTCCATAGCAACATACCTTCTGGATATAGTGTAGGATCAGGTGCATCTGTGTCTAAATAGTCACTTACTAGTAGTTCTTCAATAGTTCCAGCTGCGTGTGCTGCTGATGATCCACCGTTTGTGCTCCAACGTGCATCTGCAAATAGGATACCATTTTCAGTTGTTTGGTCTGCTTTATCAATCAACACCCATCTTGCAAGTGTAGCATTGTAGCGATAAATTGTACCGTAGTTTTCAACATCTGCTGTTGAAACCCAAAGATCACCTTCAACTAATGCTGTAACACCGTCTGACTGTGTTCTTGGTTCAGTAGCACTGACCATTGGTCCTGTTGCATTTGTGCTTGGATATGCATTTAAATATCCAACCCAGCCGCTGGCGCCTGCATGTACCATAATGTCAGCTTCATCAACAACTGAACTGTACCATAGTGTACCGTCTGCTGTTAGACTTGCAGGTGCATCTGGGCTTGCTGTTGCAACTAATGGCTTCCAATTAGAAGCAACGTAGTCGTTTGTAGCATCGCCTGTTGGTGCTGCATATAAATTAGCTTTTCTGTTAGAACCTGAAACTGCATATCCTGCAAGTGCAAGTAATCCGTCAGTATCTGTCATTCTAATATCGCCGCCGAGTTTGTGTTGGATAACAATTTTGTTATTTGCATCAACTAATGCAACAACGTTTGTAAATCCTGCTGCGTTGATTTGTCCTGCAACAGTATCGGCATCAGTGCTTGCGCCTACTACAGTAACAGTAATAGTTTTAATTGCTCTTGTTAAGCTATTTACTGTAGTCTCTTCTAGTGCAAAACTATATGTGCCCGCTGTAAGTTGTGTAGTAATCTTGTCACTAGTTACAGAAGTTGCGCCGGTTACAGCTCTTTCAAACACTCTAAAGTTAACAAGTGTTGGTGTGCCGTCTTCGATATCAGCTTTTACATAAAGATCACCTGCTAATAGGTTTGCGCCACCGCCTGTTTTATCTAGTCCAAACAATGCTGCTTCTGGTGTTGCATACATAGGAGCACTAACTGCACCCCACAATTGTGTGTCGCTGTTATATTTCTTAACACTAAAGTTTGCGCCGCCATTTGGACTAGTTGTTTTAATCCAAAGTGAACCAGTTGGTGCTTCTGCTGCGCCGCCGATTTTATATGCTGGGACATTTGTATGTGGAGCAATAGTTACTTTTGGTGCTGCATAAGTTTTAGCAATGATACCTAATGCGCCGCCGTCATCTGATGCAACGCCTGCATCACCTACTAGTGCGCCAGCGCCAGTTTCAACTACAACATTAACGCCGGTTGAGTAAATTTCTAATGCACTGTCAACTACTGCTGCAGAAACACCTGA